GTGTAACTTCCTTAGCACCTCCGGTGTGAGCAGGGGTACTAAAATTCTTATCCGCAGAATCAACACCCATCAACGTTCGACCATTGGCGATTCGCTTCCACGTACCGCCAAATATCGCAGCAGGACTGGTGTCATTCACGGACATATAAATGCTTCCGACGGGGTACATAGTGTCGAGAAGCTTAGAAATCAGATGAGAAGTACCCCCCCCATCGAGAAATGATACCATAATAGGATCCTTTCGGAATATCATGGTCTCACCGGTGGGGAGAAGAAACATACGTTGACTATAGCCGAAATGCCCAAACACAATCATGGATTACATGTTGGGTATCAGGATGGAACTCAAGACAACAGATATAATGTTCTGTGGTTTATTGCACCATCTTATAACAAGGCTTGGTGGGATGATACACGCCATATTAACGCCGCAGGCGGTGGGCAGCCTCATAACAATCTTCAACCATTCGTGAGTGTGTATATCTGGAAACGAGTCAGCTGACCCTCTTCCATATATAGACTGACACATACGGCTGAATGTTGTTATGTCCTTGGCCGTGAGTGCCATTAGGTGTAACAGGACCGATTCCCATAAATCGATGGTCCGCGCCACTAACAAGTCCACGAACAACAAGACTCAGGCCATAGTCCTTGCTTGATTGTTGTACGAAGTTTCCAGGAATGACTGGAATCTCCGCACTTGTCAACGTATGTTTCTTCTCCCCACCGGTGAGACCGGCAGTTTTGAAATCGGTATCGGCTTCGTCTACGCCAACCAGCGTCTTGCCTTTACCGAAGCGCTCCCACGTACCTCCATACAGAGAGGCCGGGGAGGTAGAATCAAGAGAAATATAAATGCTATTCACCGGATATACGGTGTCGAGCATCTTAGTGATTAGGTGGGAGACCCCCCCCCTGTCAAGAAAATCAACCATAGGAAACTCCTTAGTTTACTGATTAGCTTTAAGATTCTTAAACATCTGATCGATCTGGGCGTTGGTAATAGGTTCAACCACTTTCGATACCAATGTGAGAGGAGTCACCGTACGAGTACCAGCAGTGGCTCCATCAATGATAAGAACATCATCATTATTCATGGATGATGCTTTGGGATATGAGTTGATACGGGCCATGGTGACTCCTTACTAAAATATCAGTCGGTATATTCGGTCCAACCCTGAACACCAGGTTCGAAGGCGTTATAGTTCCGGTCAGAACGCCACTTAGAGCCCTTCCACAAAACGATATCGCCTTCGGAATATGTCTGATCGATCTTGGCCGGAGAGAGCCAGGAATATACGTCGTTATTGTCCATATTCTCATCTGGATCCATGAGATCCGGACGTTCGATACGTTCGAAATATGTTCCGTCCAGAGAGTCCGGGGTTCCATCCGTGTTCTCAGGAACGTCCTGAATAACACGATACAGACCGGTCTTGTAGCGAACGATGGTCTTGGCCGGATATTTATTGCCTTCTTCGAATGTCTCGAACAGACCAGGGAACTGTCCGGCAGTATTATCATCGATCATCGTGGACATTTGAGCAATCAGGTAGGGCATAGCCGTCATGATCTGATCGTTCATGTTACCATTCACGACGGCAGTGGCAGTGCTCTTGTCCTGAGTGTCCAACTCGCTCTGAGTGTACTCGATGTAGCGCTGGACATCCTCATATTCGTCATAGGCATCCTTAGCCTCCTGGCCAGGGGTGTCAATGACCTTCTCGACATCCATGCCGCCATTCGAATAGACACGAACGGTCTCATAATGAGAGACTTCCTCGACCTTCTCCTGAGCATCATGGTGCTTGACGAAGATCTTGTCATCCACCAGATGCCCCTTACGAAGATCCAGTTTATTCGGATCGAGTTCTTTGTTATCTTTATCAACAATGCGCATTGCGCGCTCCTTTCATTGATTTGTTGAAAATATCATTTGCCAGCTGGGAACATAGCATCAATCTGAGCATTGGTCAGAGGAATATAACCACCAGGAGCAGAATGCATGTTGTTCAGCATGTAATTATAGTCCGCATTCCACTTCGCTTGCAGATAGTCGATGTCGATCGTCTTGAGAGGACTCTGCACAAAAGGTGTGGTGGATGTGCCAACAAGCTGGGTGATCCGTCTATCCGACAAAGTGGTCGTACCCTTGGAAATGACAATCTTGGCCAACTTAAGATAGTGTACAAGGTTTGTGTTTTTCGGAACGGGGTCGGTAGGTGTGGATGATGGAGTACCCTTAACCACAACGATACTGGACGCACGGACACCAGGAGACTTATCAATCTTGATACAGACGTAATCCCAACGATCCAAAGCTCCGGAAGCTGCATCAATATGCATTTGATAGTTCTGGTCGTTATATAGCCATGTGTGCCAGGCCCATGCACGACCAGAGCCAACGGTGATATCCATACCACTTTTGACAGAGACTTTGAAATGTTTTCCAATCTGAGAATATACGCCATCTTCGATAACACCGTCAAAGATGGAGCCAACCGTATCGGCATCATATACCCTATCATGATTGAGAGAGTTATAGAAACCATATGAAATGGTCATTTGGTCAACTCCTTCTTATCTAGCGAGGTGAATGTAGGATATGAATCCGTACCATTCTCATCTTCGGAATGTACGAATTCGGTGATTCGGGATGAGGATTGATTGCCATATGCATCGATGACCTCCACAATATCTCCCATGAAGAAATCATGATTGTATCGGAACATGCGAGTGGTTTCGGCCTTACCCTCGAATGAGGTATCGATTTGGTGTTCGGCGAAGGTATCCTTGCCGGCCTGAACGAGTTTCTGAGTATATTCGGCATCGCTCATGGTCTTGTCGGTACCCTCGATTTTGGACGAGACACCGGAAGCGTCTGTAAATATCTCGCGACGGTTGATTCCGGAGTAATATGATCCGTTATCAGCGATGGCGGTATATTTACGATGCTTGTTCTCATCCTGTTCTCCACCAATAAGGGTGGTGTTCTTCCAATCGGAAGAACCATTGATCCAATTAGCGTTAATTAGATTATCGAACTGCGGAGAGAATACAACATACGAATTATCGGTCTGAGAATATGAACGATTAGCCCCCTGATAAAGGTGAAAGTTAAAAACTCCTTCACGATCATCCAGCAAAGGATACATCTCCATACCGACATGATATGATTTTGCCAGATTCACCAGAGTGTCATAGAGGCTCTCGCCAAGATACTGAGCGTCGATCTTATAGTTGTCCATGGCCTTGGTCTTAGGATCTATCCAGGAAATAGGCATCTTGCGATTGGCATCAGAAGGGTTAATGACATTTGCATCCAAAAGAGCTTTAATGCCATCGATGAATTTACCCTTGATGTTAGTCTGTTTCCAAATAATGCGTCGATCCAAATATGACAGCGCATCTCGTCCAGATATGGTCAAGACGTTACCGGTCTCAACATCTGTGGCAATCTCTCGCTTCTCGATGACGCATACCTGTGGCGTAAGACCAGGAATATCTTTGGTAAGATCCGGGTATTCGATGTAATACCCGTCCTTAAATATCTCCAAAGCCTGTTTGGAGGCCGGTACTACGATTTCGAAATCTCCGGCCTCGTAGTACCGTTCCGTCCAGATGAAGGACTTGTATGTGTCCACGATGGCGTGGGTCTCGAATTTTTCGTTCAGAATATACAAGTCCGACATCTTACACCCCCTCAAACAGAGTTCGGTTTTGAATGATGACGTGAGCGTAATATGAACCCTCAGCAGCTGCAAAGGAGAACACATTATCACCAGGGCGGATCTGTAGCCATGTGGATACACGACTGACAGCATTCAGAATATTCATCGACACGCCATTTCGTGTAAATATAGCAGATTTCCGACCCTGCGTCGTACAGATGGTAATCACGTCGCCAGTCTTCAACTTTCCGCCAATAATTTTCTCAAGAATCGCCTCATCAAGAGAGAACTCTTCCTTCGTATTGACATTGGTAACGCTCAAACCGCTCACGGTACCGTCAATACGAATTTGAATGGTGATACCCGTCGAGGCATCACCAGAATAATACAGATTTTTTTCCATAGTTAGCACAATACGGGAGAATTCAGTCTGTGGGGTGTTCACAGAGGCTACACTAGTATTGTTGTTCTCCCATTCACCCTTCATCGTTCCCGTATTTTTAATCGGAAACTCGAACAGTGCCTCTACAGAAGAGAAATCTGTTGTCTGAGTCTTGTAGTCTCCGCCAAGATCAAAATATGCCTCAGGGCATATGATGCTGATCTGTGCGGATTCTTTTTGGGCGAATATCGTCGGTTCGTTCTTCTCGACATATCCATAGGTGTCAAGCGTACGGGTATCCGTCTTGAACGAGAGTTCCACTCGCTGCTTGATTGGGAAATATCGATAGGACTGATGACGAATATCCTCGATCGACATCCTGGTCCACTCCGACTCGGGCCTATATTTTGGACCCATGACGTCGTCTTCCCAGAACTGCAAGGTGAATACGATGTTACGCTGCTGTGCACGTGCGGAATTATACACAGAACCATCGTATGTCACCAATTCAGTGGTGTTGATCGAGGCATTAGAGGGGCCGATCCCCGTGATCTCAACGATATTAAATCCTGAGGTCACGGGGTCGGTCAATACCATCTCAAGAGATTCACCGGATGGATTAGTGACAGTCACTGACTTAATCATATCTTATCCAGTACTCCCTTCAGTTGGCTAAACTGGTTCTTAGTATCGCGGTAAATATCGATACGACTGAGCGACTTAGGCGAGTAGTTGTTCTGAACGAACGAGAGCGAAGGACCGCTATTCGAAGTGTCAGAATTCTTACTGTCTGGGTCAGAACCACGCACAGTCTTGGATGGTGCACCAATCACCGAAGCTCTGATACGAGGAGATGTCGTGTCCAGCATGGTAGTGAGCTTTGACGCATCCGTACTGACAGCCGACAGATCCAATACAGGAGTGATTGTCGGTGAGAGATCCAGATTGCCATTAATATCATCTCCAAGACTGCTAACAGCCTGGGAGAAAGCATCGATGACAGAGGTGCTCATCTTCGTCACGGAATCCGTAGCTACGCTGGTATTGTCGATCACGCCCTTGGCGAAGCCAAGAGACACGAATCGACCGATGTTGGCGAACACCCTCGAAGGTGAATGCACCTTGAGGTTTTGATTCGCAGCATCCGACGCAGCCTGAGCCATACGAGCAGCAGCATTGGCCGCATTATTGATGTTATCTCTAATGCCTTGGGTAAAGCCACTGGCAGCATATGCGCCAGTACTACGGAAGTCGTCGTAATATCCCTGTACGGCGTTCAGAGCGGACCGCATGACGCTTTGAGCAGCACCCCTAGCGCCACTTCCACCCGAACGCATACCATCAACCATACCCTGAATCGCGGTGCGTCCAGCGTTGTAGAACTGACCAGAATAGTTCCTGATAGATGCTACACAGCTTTGCAGACCGCTCTGAATATTCTGGTTGATTCGGGCCGTGGCAACGGCCGAGGACATGACTGCCAGATTCAGGCCAGTACCGATCATCGCAGCACCAGCACTTACTCCGGCACCGCCAGATATCATAGCCGATGCCACTTGTGCCATACCAGAAGATATTGTAATGACGAGCATCTGCACAGCACCTGAGGACATAGCCGCGCCAGCCATGATCGCCACTGAAATGCCAGCCATGGCTCCGGATATCATTGCTGATGTTCCGGACAGAGAGGCACTCATTCCGACGTTCATCATAGTGAATGCCGCAATCACCATCATAGATCCTGCCGTTACAGCCGTAGCTGTAAACATCATAGATGATGTGATACCAGCGCTCATGGCCTGCATAGCCATAAGCAACGAGGAAACACCGGTATTTACCGACAGAGTCATTGTAGCGATGGCTGTGGTAATACCAGTACTCATCGAACTGGCAGAGCTGGATATGGTCGACCTAATACCGTCGAATACGGACCGAACAGAACTCGTCTGAGACGATATATTCTTTCCGAATTGCGAGAGTGATGTGACTGCGCTGGTGGCTGCTGTGGATATGCTCTTCGAGAACTTACCAAGGCCAAGATCGCCAACATTCTCCATGGACTGTTTGAACGCCTGAATGCCAGCCCCATTGAATCCAGCCAGGTTATTCGCCATAGACTTGATTCGATTGACAGCGTTAATGGCAGCATTAACGTTCTCCATATTGACGCCGGTTTTGGCCAAAGCGGCCACAGCCTTAGACACGGACTGCATCTGGTTGGCGAGACCTTCAAAGGCATTACCCTTATCGCCATTCCACCATCCAGCGACACCACCAGTCTCAGAGAGACTATTTTGAATCTTCGCCATGGCCGCGACGGCCTTGACCGAAGCCTCGATAGAGGTTACTGTATCTGGTGTAATACTGGAAACCGAGGATGCATAACTGCTCAGAGCACTGCCTAAAGACGGAAGGCCATTGCTCAGCGAGCTGAAGTCTTTCTGTCCTTGGAACCAACTATTGATACCTCCCACATTCGGAAGAGTGTTAAGGAGTCCTCCGAAGGCATTCAGACAGGCAATAGATGCCTGAATGACTGGCACAGTATCCATAGTCATAGCAGTAGCCACAGACGTCACGTACGCATACATGGCATCGCCTAGACTACTGAGACCGTTACTCAGAGCACTGAAATCCTGATGACCGGTAAACCAGTCACCAATAGCACCCACAGGTGGCAGGCTGTTCAGTAGGCCGCCCAATGCATTCAGGCAGGCAATAGACCCTTGAATGACTGGTACAGTATCCACGGTCATGGCAGTGGATATGGATGTCACATAGTCATACATAGCGCTGCCGAGGCCCGTCAAACCTCCGCTCAGAACACTAAAATCCTGATGACCGTTAAAGAACTGTGCTATACCACCAATCGCCGGAAGCGAATTCAGCAGGCCACCCAATGCGTTCAGGCAGTCGATAGACGACTGAATCAACGGCACTATATCGGGGGTCATAGCCGTGGTTATGGACCCGACGTAATCTTCCAGAGCATCGCCAAGGCTTCCAAGCTGAGAACCCATAACCGAGAAGTCATGAGTACCATTGAATGCCTGTGCAACACCGCCAACAGCTGGCAAAGCAGATTGAAGCTTACCAAATTCCGTCAAAACATTAATAGAATTTTGGATAAGCGACACTGTTTCTGGATTGAAGTCCTTGACCGAATCAGCATAGTCTTTAATTGCCTCACCAAGAGGCTTCAACTGCGCATTAAACGTGCTGAAGTCCTGAACGCCACTAAAGACATCGCCAAAACCACCGATCTTCGGAAGGGTTTTCTGAAGATCAGCAATAGCCAACATGGCATTAGCCGAATTGCGAATGCTATCAGCCATTTCTGGCTTGATATCTTTGACGGAGTTCGCGTAATCCTTGATGCCTGTTCCAAGGCCCTTAAGATTACCAGCGAATCCACCAAGATCTTTGATTCCGCTGAATGCTTGCTTTAGACCGCCACTATTCGGAAGATTATTCGCCAATTCAGCGATTGCCTTGGCCGCATTGGCCGCAGCGGTCACCGTTTCCGGCTTGAATTTCTTACCAAGATTCTTGGCAAAGTCCGACATAGCAGTGCCGAACGGTCCAAGCTTCGAAGCAAATACAGCGATATCGTTGTCACCGGTAAACAAGGTGCCAAGTCCACCAGAATTAGGAATATTCTTGGCGAACTCAGAAATTGCTTTGGCAGAATTGACGGAGGATTGGATGACCGAGCCATCGACACCCTTTACTGCTGTAGCATATTCCTTAATGGCCTTTCCGAACGGGACGAGTTTCTTGCCAAAGGCAGCAATATCATTCTCGCCCATGATCTTAGCGGCCCATCCGCCTTCATTCGGGATGTTCTTGGCGAATGCAGCAAGTGCCTTGGCAGCACTGGCGGCGGCTTCAACAGCACCAGCATCAAGCCCCTTGACTTCGTCAGAGAACGTCTTGATGCACGTGCCGAACGGGATGAGCTTCATGCCAAAAGCGGCAATATCATTCTCACCCATGATCTTGGCCGCCCATCCGCCTTCATTCGGAATGCTCTTGGCGAACTCAGCCAGAGTCTTGGCTGCATTAGCCGCAGCTTCAACCGATCCTGCGTCCAGACCTTTAACCGATTCTCCGAATTTCTTCAGATATGGTCCAAGTTCGGCAATCTGTTGGCCGAACTTTCCGATACTAGAGCCTCCACCGGTAAGGAAGTTGGTGATCCCCTGCAACAGTTCTGCGCCTGTGAGCGCCACCATAGCAAGGGCCAAATTCTTCACGCCATCAAGAACGCCAGTGCCCATTCCGCTCATGCCGTCGAAGAACGGCTTAGCATTATTGAAGAAATCGGACAGAGCGCTGCCCATAGCTGGAAGCTTACCAGCTATGGTGGACATGACGCCGCCAACAACGCCACCGACAATGCCTCCGAAGAAGCCGCCGATAGCCTGGCCAATCTGAAGCAAGAACGCCTGGCCCTCACCCATGAGCCATTTGGCTCCAGGGATCTGAGCAAGGGCACCAGCCGCAGCAACGATAGCTGCCACACCAGCGATGAGAACACCAAGGGCCGCTACAGCTACGGCTGCACCACTGACATTGATCTTCGACAGAATAGCCAGAGATGCTGAAGCAGACAGAAGGACTTCACTTAAACCGGTAGCAGCCTGAAGCGCAGCACCCGGCTGAAGCTGAGCCAACTGTTTGACAATGGCACCAACACCGGCAATAACGATGGCCATTATAGCAATGGACGCCACAGCCTTGAGATTCAGCTTAGGCATCATGTTGATGCTCTGAATGAGTACCGCGACAGTGCCAATGACAGCCACTAGGCCGCCAACGCCCTGTGCGAGCCCCTCCGAACCAAGACCGGCCAGCTTCTCGATAGGATAGATCATAGCCGTAAGGCCAAGACCCAGCACGATCGTAGCAGCACCAATAGCGGCCATGCTTCCAGCAAGTTTGAGCATCTGCCCAGTCATACCGGAGAGCAGTTTGGCAGCCACACTAATTACGGCGAAGGCGGAAGCCATAGCGATAAGGCCTTGGGCGACCTGCTTGGTCCGCATTTCGCCCAGCATTTTGATTGGCCCTGCGATCATCGAAAGTGAGATACCAAACAGCAGCATAGAAGCGGCCAGTTTGGTAGTCGAACCCTTGGTGCTATCAAGGGCCTTGAATGCGATGACCATAACGGAGAGCGCTCCACCGAGGGCGAGGATGCCCTTGGCTAGCTGCTCGACACTCATACTGCCAATTTCCTTGAGTGCATTCGCCATCACGTTCAACGCGAGGGAGAACACAACCATTCCGGCAGATTCTTTGAGCATATTCTTCGGCATGAAGCGCATAGCCGAGACCATGATGGTCAGACCGGCCCCAACACCGACGATACCCTTGCCAAGTTCTTCCCAAGAGAGTTTGGCCATGATCTCGACACCCTGAGCGAACTGCTGAACAGCAGCACCCATGGCAGCAAGAGCAGCACCAGTCTCACCGATCTTGTCAGCCTTGGCGAGCTTCGTGAACAGAACGAATTCTGTAAGAAGTGCCCCAATACTGAGGATGGCCTTACCGACGCCTTCGATGGAAATATCATTGAACGCAGCAATAGCCTCACCCATCTGCTTCAATGCCTCAGCATATAGCATCAGCGAAGCGACGGATGTAGCAGCAGTCTTGATGTTGGCACTCTTCATCTTGTTGGTATAGATGGAGAGCATCAACATTGTTGCGCCAAGAGCACCGAGAGACTTGGCAATTGTCTTGACGTCAATGCCTTCAAAGCTCTTGATAGCGCTAGCCATGGTCTTCATCGAGATGGCAAATGTCAGCATCATGATGCCGGACTTTACCAGCTTCGTCATACCCTTATTCAAGGATTTCATTGCAACGATCATGATGGCAGTGGATGCACCAATGCCTAAAAGACCTTTAGCAATAATGTGGAAGTCGAGAGAGCCAATGTCCTTTAAAGCAGAACCAAGAATCTTGATAGCTGCCGCGAATACGATCAGCATCATGGACGTCTTGGCCATGCCCTTGGTGCCGCTCATAAGTTTTGAGACTGCCACCAGAACGCCAGATAGAGCGCCAATGGCTACAACACCCTTAAATATCTGGCCCCAGCCCATATCGCCGAAGACAGTCATAGCATCAGCTAGTATTCGAATGGCGGCAGCAAATATAACCATAGCCTTAGCCATCTTACCGAACTGCTGCACGAGCACCATGAGCTTCGCCATGCGCTTTGCGCCCTTGAAGAGTTTGTCAAGAGCGATGATGAAGCCAAGTGCCATACCGCCGAACACGGTCATGCCACCGGCAAGCATACCCAAGGAAGAGGCAAGCTTATCAAGAGGAATATTACTCAGAAGCTTGAGCGACACAGCCAGAACAGCAATGGCCGCCGCAATCTTCAGAAGAATATTCGCCTTAATCGACATAGTGAAGGCGGAAATAGAGTCTTTGGTTTTGTCCAGAACCTTGGTAATGTTTTCAGGAATAGACTTGAAGGAGGCTACAATATCCTGAATCTTATCGACAATACTCTGAGCGTCCTTGGCGTTCTTTTTCCAGCCTTGGATTATACCATTGATGTTCCACATCATGATGGTCTTGATAACTTCATTAACAGTGGCAAGAATATCCTTGAACGGGATGTTCTTGAACGCATTATTAAAGATGTTACCGATACCATTGGTGACAGAATTCAGCAGCGTCGGAAGGGCTCCGAACACGCTCTGGAACATGGTAACGATACTGGAGAGGATCTGACCAGTACCAGCGGTAAGATTACTGATACCACCAGAGATCTTACCTAGCGAATTGCCGACAGCGCTTGCTAGTGTCGAGAAACCAACACCAACAAGGCTGAGGATCTTGGCCACGCCATTCAGACCAGAACCGACTAGACTAAATGCCTGATTGAACGCATTGGCGGCATTGGTTCCACCAGTCAGCGACTGTGTAAGCTTGGCTACGCCATCAAAGATGGACAAAAGACCGTTGATGACACCCTTTACGCCGCCAATCATCTTGGACAGACCCTCTCGAGCTCCATTCAAAGCATCGAGAAGATATTTCAGTCCGGAGGCCAGGGTCTTCACCACACCACGAAGACGTTCGGACTGATCCGAAGTCAGGGTGGCATCCTTAATGAACTGATGAAGACCCTTGGTGATATCGAAGAGCTGCTGAGCAGTAGTGGGAGGAAAGACATCGCGGAATCCCTGCTTGATAGGAGTGATCCACGATGCTACCATTTTGAGGGAGTCGGTCAGGCTGTCGAAGAGTTCCTTACGACCGCCGAGATTCGCCCATCCCTGGAGTAGATCGTTACGGGCCTTGGACACCTGCCCGATAGAAGCCTGAAGCTGATTACCAATGGCAGTCCAGGAATCTCGAGCTTCCTCGAAATTACCCATCAGAATCTGCCATGTGGTTGCCCAACCAGAGCCAACCTCTTCCTTCAGCGTATCCATAAGCTGAGAGAAGGTCTTGATCTTAGTTGCTGCGTCTTCAGCAGTCTTGGCCATATCAACGATGGCCTTAGCCTGATCCTCACTATAGCCCTGAGCGACCAGATCCGCCTCAGAATATGCACCAGACAGCTGCTTCAGGGTTTCGGTCAGAACGTCAGTGGTAAGCCACTCGCCCTTGGTCAACGACTCTCGGAATGATCCGTACTTCTTGATCATCGAGTCGACGTCGGTGCCGAAGTGCTGCGCGGTACGCTTCAGAGCATTCTGGAAGGCCTCACCACCCATACCGGCATTGACCACCGAGTTCCAGTCCATAAGCTGAACCTTACCGGCGGCGATAGCCTGCGAAAGCTGGTACATTGCAGTCGATGCCTGCTGTGAGGACGAGCCCGACATAGCGGCAAGGTTTGCAATACCCTTAATCGAGGCCACAGACTTGTCCAGATCAACACCGGCAGCAGTGAAGGTACCGATGTTACGAGTCATCTCAGAGAAGTTATAGATGGTCTGGTCAGCATAAGTGTTCAACTCATTCAGAGCTGCATTGACCTGATCAATGTTTGTTCCCTTTGACGCCGTATTAGCCAGAATTGTCTGAACCGAGTTCAGCTGAAGCTCATACTCACGGAAACCATCGATGATAGGCTCAATAGTGAAGCTCTTAGCGAGTTGCGCACCGGAAGAGACAGCTTGACTAGCAATATTGGTCAGTGTACCAATAGCGATAAGTCGAAGGCTATTAAACTTGTCGCCGATTGCTTGAACACTGTTAGCCAAACCCTCAAGAGTCGTTTGCCCAGCCTTGACCGAAATCTGACTGAATGCTGCTCCGGCATTGGAAATTAGAGATTGGAACTTAACATTCTTAGATGCCTTGTCGATTTGAGCAAAGCTGTCTTGAGCGCTCTTGGAAAGCTTGCTGAAATTAGCGCTTGATAGAGACTTGTTAAGAGTGTCATTGACCTTCAAAGAACTCAGCTTACTCAAAGACTGAGTAAGCTTATCGATGGTCTTGATGGCATCATTAGCGTTCTTCTGGAACGACGAGCTGTCAAGTTTAAGCGTTACGACGCGCTGATCAATGTTCGCCATTACGAGTTAACCGCCTTCCAAGCTTTATCAGCGAGTTTATCAAATATAGGTCGCATGGCGGGATTAATGTAGTCACTGCCTTCGACATAGCCGCCGGTTCCAGTGCCATGCCCATATTGGAGGATGATTGCGATCGGGACACCCTCATGAAGATTTGTATTGATCCAGTCGATTTGATAACCATTAGCTGTAGAATGAATCTCATAATCCCACGAGCTAGCGGTTAAACTGGATTCAACGGGAGTGGCAGCAGACAAAGCGGCTACACCTTCACGCCCACACTCTTCAAGAACAGAGCGGAGCTTTGATGAAGAGACTTTAAGATCGGATAGAAACTTGATAGTGTTCCTCCAATCGCCTTTAACTTCTACTGTCACTCCCATTTTGAACTCCTCTCAGAGATCGATGGACTCTCTGGAAGCTCGATCCTTGAGAACATCACGATATGTCTTCATCGCAGTCAACTGAGCTTCCAATACACCGACTGGAGTCTTAGGAAGATTGGATGCTGGAGCAATATAACCACTCAGGCGAGGGTTATAGTTCCGAAGACCTTTAATGTACTTCTCAAGGTCGTGAATACGCTTGACCAGAGCATAGTATTCACCCTTTAGTCGCCTCTGCCATGTATCACTCTGTTCGTAAGCGTAGATGGCTGGCCATCCAAGATCTTTAGCCATAAACTGTTACTTCCTGATCGTAAGGGTCTCACCAGGATAGATGAGATTGGGGTTACCGGAACGGAAACCACTCACAGCGCCAATACCAACACCGAACTTAGCAGCTATGCCAGAGACAGTATCGCCAGGCTGAACGGTGTAGCGAAGCACATTGGACTGAGCTGGGACAGAACCTCCGCCGATCGTCAGAGTCTCACCAGGATAGATGAGATTGGGGTTACCGGAACGGAAACCACTGACGGCCGAAGTCGGAACACCAAACTTAGCTGCAATACCAGAAACAGTATCGCCAGGCTGAACCACGTAAGTGCGTCCAGAGGAAGAGCCTCCGCCAAGGCGGCCATTAACGATGGCCTGAATCGCAGCAGGATCGTATCCGGCAGAACGAAGGCGATTGGAACGATCAGGATCGTTACCCCAAGCGCCGGCGATCACCTCAGAAGCAATCTGATCATTCGACTTCCTCGCCGGAGCAGGTGCAGGGGCGGGGGCATTACCAGAGCCACCAGCGATATACTTGTTCCAAGTTGCACGATCACCGTAGAACTTGTTAAGATCCAGGGCGCCGTTGTAACCAGGCAGACGACCAGCCGAAGAATACTGACGAATAGCGCAGTTGTATGCAGCTTCATTCCACGGAGAATCCTGATAGCCGGTAGCATTCATGTTGGCATACTGAGCAACCCAAGTACCGCAGTTATTTGCGCTAGCAACGTTCCACGGGAAGGCACTAGCAGACGCGTATACGATAGGAGGTTTGCCAGTAAGCTGAGCCAGACGCTTGATGCACTGGTCGAGATATCCGGTGTTGCCCCAAGCGCCATTCTCCTGTGATTCCCAGTCAAGGCACCAGACAACCTTGCCCATCCAACCCTTGCAGTTATTGTAGAAGTAGTCCATCTCGGCGACTGCTCCGGCACCATTAATATAATGATAGATGCCAACAGCCTTACCGGCGGCAAGAGCCTGTTCAACCTGGCGAGCGCAATCCGGGCTTACATAACCAGTGCCCTGAGTGGCCTTGGAAATAACAAAATCGCACGGAACGGCGGCTACGTTGATACCAGCCTGCCAATTCGAAATATCAATACCTTGCATTACTTATCCTTTCGTATGGAGTTTTTTACGACGTTCTTCATTGAGTCTACGGTTCTGAGCCGCAAGATCACGTCTGGACATCTTCTTTTGAGGATTCGATTTCAAATCGAATACACGCAGCAATGTCAGAAGTCGATTAAGATGCCACTTTTCGCATTCCTTAGGAATGCTGTAAGCAAACATCAGATAGTAGATGATTTCAGAAGTCATAGTGTCCTGAGACTGGGATTTCGCTCCACTATGCCTGCTGTCAAAGAATTTGGTTGCAGAATAAGGATTAGCAATATAATCGTTTACTGCCTGAATATTCTCGTTGGTGATGCAATTATAGACATAATCAGGGACATTTTTATCGAGAGTCATGCATCGAACATAATCGATGGTTTCATCAAGAGTCTTTGGCGCTTTACCAAGAAAGGCCTTCTGATGAATTGACTCCCATTTTGAAACGGAGATCAGTGAGTGCTCGAGATGGAGAGTGGCTCCACGTCGAGTCACAAACTTTCTATGTTCAGTATCCAAGAATTCAGTATCTGGGATCACTAATACCAGCATCTCTTCCTCACATAAAAATTAAAGAGAAGAAGCCCCAGACGAACCACTATATGATCGTCTGGGGCATGTATATTATCAAGCAGCAGTGACGTCAGTCACACCAGGAACATCTTCATTCAGAGAACTCGTCTCCTTGAGCATGTTCACCACTTCGTCCGGCATAGGCAGACGAGGATTGGCGCCAGCCTTCTCATCAGAACCATACAGGACCTTCTCCAGAGCCTGAAGTTTGGTCTTGTTGACCTTGGTGGAATCGATCGTGACGATCGAAGTCGGCTTGAAGCCGGACACGTTCACAGGAGTGGTCGAAACCTCCCAGCTGAAACTGATAGACTCAGGGGAGTCGTTGATGGTCGTATAAGGCTTCTCCGACGGAGCAGCAAGCGCACCATAGATCAGATGCAGCTTGTAGCCGTAGTCATTGGCATCGGTATCATTGCCAAAGACGGTACGGTAAGTCATACCGAAGGTCTTACGGTTCTGCTGACCGATCTTAACACCAGGAGCCACCTCGGCAGTACCGTCACACTCGCCGAACTCGTCCGGGTAAATGAATGCCTCGACGGTGGCGCTGAACTCCTCAGCAGAGACCATGTTCAGGTACTTGATGTTGTCAGCGTACTGGGCAGAAGCCTCAGCACCAGACGGAGACTCGGTAACAGCGGTCAGACCGTTCCATGCCACACCATTATCATAGGCGTGGGTCGCCTTGTTGTACGGATACAGAACGCCGTGATCGACACCAGTCTCATACGTACGTTCACCAGACTTATCCCACACAATAGCTGCCATGGGATACCTCCTTAAAAGTAAAGATTGAATACGTCATGATTAAGATTATCAGACGTATAATGACGTTGGAAGGTACACATCGGAAGAGCTGCGACTCTATCCACATAAGGGCTATCAGGAATACGATCAATGACCGTTACCTGATAGCGCTTGACAAACGTATATGGTACGTTATCACCGAATTGGGTATCGCCATAGTCTCTTGAATAGATGATACATGGATACTGAATAACCGTTTTCTCAGGCGGTTGAAAATATACATGTCGTTCAGCCTTACCGACTTCACCCATGCAATCCTCAAGAATCGTCTGAAGCTTGATTCTGCGGTCCATTATACACACCTCCGATCGTCAGCAAAAGTCGGGGCCGATTGACCTCGATGTTAGTGACGGACCATCGAGTGCCCATCCATTCAACATACCTTACATTGAAGAAATAGGAGTAGAGATAGGAGTCAGCGAGAATGCTGATCTGATTGTTGACAACCAGAGTCGAATTCAGATTCTCGCCGTTCTCCCATCTCCTCGTGTTGCGAATAACGTCGCCCTTGTACTTTCGTTCAAGGATGAATTCTTCCCACACGCCAGGTGCGGTTTCACGAGTTTCGGCAAAGCCTACTTTTCCACTAAATCGCACCATTTTGAATCTCCTTAGGCAAGAGCAGAATGAGCAGGCTTAGCCGTGAGGGTAAGACCGCTCAGATTCAGCTCTTCGGTAGACCTCTGACCGTTCTTGGTGGCAGTGATGACAATTGGCTTAGTCTTGTCAGTGACACGAACCACGACAAGATGCCCCTGCACCTTGCTCTTGTTAGGGCCGCCCACAGAGAAGGTTGCCCCATCCTGAACGGCGACAGTCAGAGCCAGAAAGTTACCTTCCTGTTCACCAGCCGTTTCACTGAAGCCAGTGAAGTCGGTCACGTACTTAAGAGTGCCAGTGACGTTAGTCAATGCTCACTCCTTCCTGAAGGTCCCCGACATTCTTACCGAACGCCTGACCCGTTGCCGGGCTGACGGTCGGAGCTGCCGGGGTCACGCTTTTGGGGCTTCGAGCGCGATGGCTGTCTTCGGATGCACCAGAGCACCAGACATACGAGTCTCGTACAGGTACCTGTACTGGTTGAAGTCGATATCGAAGTCGTCGAAGAAGTTGAGCTCGCCACCATTGTCAGCACCGACGAAGTAATCCGCCGGGTTGACGATGATGCCGACCAGATCCTTCTCAGTGCCACTTACATTACGATGAGCGCCCTTGAACACCGGGACCTTCACCACAGCGGCAACACCCAGAGCGGACGCAAGGTCGCTCAGGTTGTTGAACAGACGACGACCGATCTTATCCTCAAGAAGAAGCAGAGCGGTAATCGTGGCCGGGGAAGCGAAGAGCGTCGGAGTTCCGTTGCCCTCGTATTCATCCATGGACGAGATGATGGTCTTGATCAGGGCAGAACCCTGCTCTGTGGTCAGGGTATTCGGATCGAACGCCTGGACATCCTTATGGATGGTGTAGAACTCATCGTCGGTCCAGATCGGGCGGATGTTCTCCTCGTTGATCTTACCCTCGGCGCCAACAGTACGGCCATCGCCGATCAGAATAGCACGACCGACTTCCTCACGCAGCATCAGCTGCATCTCGGCCTTCATCCAGACCACGACATCAAAGTCAGTGATGTCAATGATGTCATCGCGATCGAGCTTCTGCTTCTTGTAAATGGTCTGCGGGAGGGTCACACGCTTGGACACACCGAAGATCTCTTCGATCTTCTGCTTGCCCTTGATGTAACCCTTCGCACGAGCCTCATCGGCAGTGATGTCCGCAGCCATTGACTTGATACGAGAGAACGGGGACTTATGCAGGCCGTTCACAAAGGTATCGACCCAGTCGGTACGACGCTTGACGAAGTCCGGGGTCTGGGTGACGGACTTGGCATCCGGGAAGAGGATTTCGATATCCTTGATGCCGTAAGAATCCGCATGGGCGATGACGGAATCCTTGAACGAACCACGGAGCTGCGTATCAGACATAGCATCATGCAGCAGGGTGAGCGCGGTCTCATGATCCAATCCGATCATGGAATCCGAAGCTCCATCGTTCTCGAACACATTGTGCTTCATAGAACTATCTCCTTCATTTGAAGCGGTGGACTTACCACCATTTTGATTATTACTAGCGGAGTCTTCGGACTCGCTATTGCCCGACTTACCTGCATTCTTCAGAGCCTGACCAATCAGGTAGTAGACAACATTTTTCTTCTCTTCCGACATGGAATCCCAGATGTCTTTTACAGTAGGGCCTTCCTCATCAGAAGAATCGTCACTAGGAAGATCTTCATCATCAGCATGCGCAAACGCAGACTGTGCGACTTCAGAATTTCCATTGCCAGACTGAGCAGCGGTGCCGATCATGTAGTATGCAACGTTCTTCTCATCTTCAGAGAAGGTGTCCCACACATCCTTGATGGTCTTATCATCAGAACCAGATTCTTCGGTATCATCTTCCTCAGAATCATCCGGTTCCACAGAACCAGAAGCATGGCAGATGTAGTCATCAGAAGTGATGACCGCTTCATCAGCAAGCTCGTCAATAGCACCATCGGAATGCTGAATGGCAACATTATCAATGAGAGCGCCAGGATTGGCACCAGCCAGGACAACGGATACTTCACGGATCACTCCATGCATAACTCTTCCCTGATTCTGAACCAACTGGTTTGCGTAAATGGACAAAGCGTCGATATCACCATGCTCGAGTAACGACTTGACATTCTCACCAGCCGGAGTGTTATTCAGCGAGCAGTAGCAGTACACACCATTATCGCGATTCTCCAGAAGTGCATGACCAAGAACGTTCTCTGGATTGTCATGCATATGCTGCCAAACAAGGGGAACGGTCTTACCATCCATTTCCTTGAAAGCATCATGCATGATAGTCCGACCATCAGAACAACGAATATTGTTCTTAGTGGCGTAACCGCTAAAGTCAAACTTCATGTCCACTTATCCTTTCTTTAATCATGACTTCTTCCTTCGCGATGAAGTCTTCTTTACTTTCTTGAAGGACGCCTCATTCTCGATCTTGGAAGTCTCTGCGTCTACTTTGGATTTGTAGTCCGCATTGGCTTTCCGAATCGTGTTTGATTGCTGAGCCTTCAAAGCTGCACGCTGTTCGCTGTTCTGAGCTCGCAGCTTAGCAATCTGATCTTTGATACGAGCTTTTTGAGCGCTCTGTTCATCCTCAGATTGGGAGCCCAAACCGTCAAAGAGTTTCTTCAGACTATCAATACGAGATTGCATGGCTGAAGTATTCTTGACGATTTGCGAAACAGTGTCATTCTTCGCCTTCTTGACTGTCGAATCTCGTTCTTCCTTAAGTTTGGCTTTAACCTGAGTAAGGGCTTCCTTACCGGTATCGTTCAAACCTCCAGTCGAAGTTCGACCTTTTAGCTCACGAGTCCGAAGGTAGTACTCGTGAGCTTTCACAGGGTCATAGTACTGCGAAGAATAATGGACCAGAGCAGATTGTTCAAGATTAGCTTCAAGATCGTCGAGTTGACGGTCCTGATCCTGAAGATCCGCCATTGCCTTGTCGATTTCTTCCTGATCAGCATCAGGAAGCTGCTTCGACATTTCAATACCATTGACATCATTTACCGCAGCAATATTCTTATTCCGAAGCTTATCGGCCTGAGGATCATCCGTTACAGGTTTAAACCCAAGAACACCACGGAATTCATTTGAAGTTACGATAGCATTGCGGGTAAGTTTGTCGGCGATCTCAGCTAGATCATTAAGCGGAACAAGACGGAATGGATCACGGAAATACATGATCGATTGCCCCTGGGTTCTTGCAGTCTTGGTCAAGAAACTACGCTTCATAGCATCGGCAATAGCTCCAAGAATTGGTTCGATGGTTCGGTTATAGTAATTCAGCATAACCTTTTCATCGCCAGTGCCTTTCAAGACATCCTCAGTAATGCCCAACTGATTGTAGAGCTGTTCCTGAAGATACTTGATCTGATCCAAGAGATTGTTAGTCAAAGGTCTATTCAACTGAACAATCTTCTCAGTTCCATCCGCATAGGCCACGCCATACTTTGACAAAGAAAGCTGTTCTTCGATCTGTTGGCGACGCTTTTCGGCTTCTGCTCGACGAGCATCGGTCTTGATCACGTATGGGAGTTGAATGATCATGTCGAGTTTACCAGAAGACGATGCCTCATCAACTGTATCCAAAAGACTAAGCTTGTGGATCAATCGACGAAGCGTCGAATTCGGAGAGTTCATCACTGTGTAGAGAGGATTCTCCACAATAGCGACTTTACTCTTCGGAAGAACGACTTCCTGCTTCTGTCCGGTCTTCTCATTGTAGACGAGAACCTGAACATGCTCGGGGAACCACTGCTCAATCTTGCCAACACGCATCGACAGAATATCATAGGCGTTGGTGTTCAACGGATTGATGTCGGTGTCGACAGGAACCAAAGCAACACAGCCTTCATCCAACATTGAGATTACTACATCCTCAATGAATTGACGACCTGACTGATCGATGTTCGCCTGAACAGTCAGACATTCGTCAAGACCAGAATGGATCTCTTCAAGAAATCTATCATTTTGATCGAGACGAACGTGCTGAATGTTGATGGCGGCGACATCGACTGCGATCCGATTATAGATCGAAGCAATGATGGTCCGCTCACCGCCCAAACGTAAGTAAGGGCGATCCGGGCGAACGCCATAGCTTGAGCCTAGATTCTGATAAGGGAAGCCTAGAGGTTGTTTGCCCTGAAAGGCATTCCAGGCATGTTTCAGCCTGTCTGTGAAATTACCCACATGAGCTTCCTTTCTTTAATAATCTTCGTCAAATGTTAGTTTCATTTCTTAAACTTTCGTTTAAGGCTCACAGCAGCATTAGCAGCATCAACGGCGCCCTTAACTACTTTACGACCGGCGTTGCTCTTTACCCCAACTATAGGGTCAACAACAAGTTCTTTAGCCTGAGGAGTATTAAGAATTTTACTAGCCAGAGACTTTCCGGATGAAATTAGTTCCGGATAGTTTTTAGCCATTATAGCTGTAGCTGTACTGACTGCTGTGCCAACTAAAATCTGTTTCGCATATTTGCGAGCTTGACTCTGATTGTTAATTCGATTGGTACGGTATTGATTTTCGAGATTCATACGAGTATTAAGAGTCTGAAGTTCTTTGTTTGAAAGAGTATCTGGATTCTTCTTACGAAGACGTTGCGCTTCATTGAAGTCAGCAGACCGACGCTTCTTTCGAACGCCCCACTTCATACCCTTAACGCCAAAGTGCTCGACGGTGTCTTTCGATTCCTCCCCGATTGGAGAAAGCTTGTATTTGCGAGCTGCGGCATTAACTTTGTTAATTACAGCCGGCATATCTTCATCCGGAATACGGACTTTTTGGCCACGAAAGCCCTTTTCCAGAGCTGTCTTGGCCATGATGACATGCTCTCGATCCGAAATATCAAGCTTCCAATGAGAAGGAATATCATCCGGAGTATAGGCGAAATTCTTCTTATTGGACATGACAATCACGCCTTAGACTTCAAAGACTTTCGAACCTTGCTAGCTTTAGCGACACCGCCTAACTGGTTAGGAAGACTAAAGAGCATCTGATTAGCGACTTCACCGGCCATTCCATTCACGAAACTCCTGCCCCTATTAATACCAGCAGCACGAGCCTCGTTATACTTCATAGCACCAAAGTCGCCCATGACGAATGCCTGAGCAAGGGTCTTACCCATAGACTGCCTCTCAACACGCTTACGAGCTTTAGCATTGCTGTAAACGCCTTCATAGACAGCTTTGCGAGTGCGAGCCTTAGCAGTAGCCTTCTGATACTTAGCATTGGCTTTAGAATAAGCCTTGGTTCCTCTTTCGGTGCCACTCAGCTTAGACTTAGCTTTAGCAGCCTTGGCCTGAGCTACTTGCACACGGCGATGGCCCCATTTCATACCAAGAACACCATAATGTTCGAGATCTTCTGGGGTTGGTTCCTCATCAAATGTTACACGCATTAGTCGAATGCCTCCCTGTTGAGTTTATAGGCAACCCATGCATCAAGAAGAGCCGCTACGGCATCGATCTTCTGATCGTAACGCTTTTTCAGAAGTTTTCGATTGCCATTGGTATCTTCAAGAGTAATAGCATTGCCCATAGTGAATGTGAATAATTGTTGATCAAATATAAGCGAGCGATCTTCGGATAGATGCTTCAGTTCACCAAGAGGAACCGATTCCGTCTTAGCTCCCTGAATCACTTTTTCGATACCATATGGGCCATTCTCCGTTTCCCATCGAGAAACAAAGTCACGAGCATTATATGGATCGAATCCAAAACATCGAACGTCATATTTGCTGTCTATAATATACTTATCCAAGTCATCATAGACATCCATCATATCCAAAACTGTGCCATCAAGAACCTGAAGGCTGGCTTCGTTAAGAAAGTCTTCATACTTCTGATGCATAGCCAACGGAAGGTTTGCCATTGTTCTGGAAGAAATATAGCATCTAGTCTTTACGCCAAAGGTTCCATTCTTAAGAGGGAACAAGAAGGTGAAAGCACAGAAATCATCGCCTTGCGAAAGATCGGCACCCATTGAGCATGGAAGATTCCAGAAATCTTGACGCCTATGAGGAAGAGTCTCTTCATAGGTAAAGAAGTATGTATAGCCTTCCATAGGAATTCCGAATCGTTTGGCTAGAATATCATTTCGAGTAGCTGGAGCTTTCTCGGCTCGCTCTACATCAAGCTGATATGTCTCGTAGGTAACAATCTTTCCAAGACCAGGATTGGCTTTAAGCCAGGTGCTCGGATCGTTAACTTCATGAACATCATCAAGACGATAATACCATATAGACACGTGAGGGTTGACATAGTCGCCCTTCAGAATATCCATAAGCTCCATCTTGATGGTATCGCCAGCACTATTTCGAACAGTACCCTCGGAAGAAGATGCTATGATAAGATAATCATCAAGCTTCGAAGCACCCTGTTCGATAGCGCCAACGACGTCTTCACGAATATCACCGGAAAGCCATTCATCTACTGTTGAAATTCGAGGGCGAAGGCCCTGAAGTTTATCGATAGACATAGGGCGAACCTCAAGAAGGCTTCCTGTAAGAAAGTTCTCAATACCTCTCTTAGTAGAAGCCAACTTCATGCGATTTGCTCTGGACCCTGTAGTATTCTGAAGAGAGCCTTCGGTGAGAAATTGGAAGAGAGGACCCTTAGCTCGAGTAATAGCGGTACGCAGAGGAGACATGGTCTCTTCCGCCTGCTTCATAGTAGGAGCAGTACAGATCTGATGGGTCGTCGAGGTGTCCACGGTCATGAAATAGGCCTGAATACAGGCGTCATACATAGACTTAGCTGCGCCTCGACTCACGATAAGATACTGCTTGTTGGTCAAGCGCTTGAGGATTCTCTTACGCTCGTAATGGCCGCCATGATTATCTTCGTTTGGCACATATACGCTGCGTTCAACGTAATAATACCATCCAAAGACCTCTTCACCCCAAACCTTGAAATAATCAAGAAGGTGAAGATCGGTACCATCGGTCAGAGTAAGCTCTTTCTCGCAGAACTTGATCCATCCCTCGACAGCAGACTCATCATAGTAGATACCAGGATTTGCAATGAGGGAATCAATGCGATTCATCTCCATCGCAATCTCTTTGCAGACTGGAATCTCTCCGTGAATAACGGCGTCACGGAATTCACCATAATACTTAGGTACTGCGGTGTTCGATAACGCCATTATTCGTCTCCTATTCTAGCCCACGAGTCTTAAGAATGCCATCACGGTTAAGCTTGGTATTCGGATGATCCAGAAGATAATTCTTAATATAATTATCTTCGGCAATCTGACTGGTAACCCGACGGGCAACAGTGGCTCCGACCGCCGCCACACCGATTTTGGTAACACTTTTAGTTACGTCAGACATAAGAAGATCATTAACGGCTATATTGTTGGTTTTGTCAATGACATCCTTCGACAAGGCTTTAGCAGATTGAACATCAACCTTATCCTTATCGAATATGATCAAAGGATTCTTCGAATTGTAACCGGAGAACGAATGATCGTTGACATCACGAATAGCAGAGAAGCCGTCTTTCTTCAATTGGCTATAGAATTTAGATGAGACTTTATTACCGATCGGACTATGATCTACCAACCCGATATTGAAAGCCTCATAAGCGGATTTTGTCCATTTGCCATGATTGATGTCATCAAGAGCTTTCGAACAAAGCGCTTGACGATTTGGAAGAGGGTCGAACTCACTTCTAAGTTGAAAAGTCTGTTTGGCATATGCCATAACCTCAGGATCGCGAGAAATAAGATTCGCAAAGGCCTTTCTACCAGTTTCAGGAGAAGCGACCTTCACGTCACCAACAACTTTAAGCGACTTCTCAAATATGGAAGTACCGCCCTGATCCTTAAGAGCTTTGCCATACATTCCAACATACTTGGCACGATCTTTAGCATTGTCGAACACATAGAAGGCGTCTTCCATTTTCTTGCTATTATTAGTAGCCACACGACCAACCTCAGACCCCTTACCAAGAAGTTTGTCTGTGGTACGATCAAGATGCTTACCAACAATATAAGCAGTGGCAGCTGCGGCCGTGACACCACCAGTGATGGCTAACATTCGTTCGACCTCTGCACGTCGCTTAGCCTGAACATCAGCATCCGCCTTACTCAGACCACGCGCCTGCCATTTCGCAGAGATCTTCTGCTGATGTTTGGTTAATGACTTCTCGGCATAGTGCTCTCGTCCTTCGGCAGTGAGTCGACCGTTCTTGTCGGTGTAGTTACGAACGCCCCACTTCATACCCTTAACGCCAAAGTGCTGAAGATCCTGATCCGAAGGTTGTTCATCGAAAGCGACTCTCATATCAACCTCCAATAGGTGACACAGGATGAGTCGCTTCGGCCTGAACATTTAAACGCCATTCCAATTCTGTGATCTGCTTCTCAATGGAAGTGAGAACAAATGAATTAGTTGGCGGGTCAAACTGTTGGCGAAGCTTAAGATAAATATAAGTCTTCACTGCTTGAAGATCATCGCGATTATCAAGCAGTTTATCCCATGTAGTAGTATTGTCATCCACATTAAAGTGTTGATCAACACCGACGCCGAGCTGATGCAGCGTCATAACAATACCATTGATGTGAACAAGAAGCTCGTCATCGAATGCGTCATCATCGAGATCAATCCCAAGCATCTTCTTCTCGGTGTTGAGAATGCTGTTCTGAATAAGAGTGTCGTCAGTTTCGGAACTCATGGAACAACCCTCACTTTCACCGGATAGAGAAAACGCTCTTCGCCTACACTATAATCGAATGTAAGATCATAGTAGCAATTGTTCTTCAGTGGATTAATATACGCCTTGAGCCAGACCTCATCATCGGTTTGCCGATCGATAAGGCACTGACCAGAAGCTTCTTCCTCGCCACCCTGAGTAAGCAACCACGAGGCCTTAGCAATATCGACGATGCAGCCCTTGGCAATACTACGGACACTGATGATCACATACTTCTTCTCGCCAAACTTGAATTGACATTGGGCCATGAGCACACCTCCTAACTGCTTACGCCTAGTAGTTTAGTCTTATAAGGGCTGAGAACGATGCGAGCAACAGTTGGGGTATGATAATATACATACACTCCAACACTCACATAGCCACGTGCACCTCGATCATTCTCAGCCCAAATTTGAATGTCCTGAAGACCAGGAACTCTGGGAGCATAGCCTTCCCAATAGTCCGGACGGTCCGGTATTGGAGTAAAGTCTACATGGGTTCCATTGATTTCACCCCAACACCGGACTATCATTTTGATCTCCTATTACTTGTCCGTGACCTTGAACGTGATCTTAAAGGTCTTGCCCGAGTCAACCGTGAGCGGCGTGGTAACGATATCAGTGATGACCGGAGCGGTAGAGTCACGGGTAACATGCCGAACGACCGTCGTGTTTTTACCGAGAGAATCGGTAGCGACAATCGTAATCGTGTTGGCACCTTCGGCGAGCCGCACTTCGGTAGAGAAGGCGCCGTTGGAGCCAACGGTGACCTTGCTACCATTGACGGTAACAGAGGACAGCGTGACGGCATTGGAGCCAGCGGCAGCGGTACCAGACACGGTGACGGACAAATGGTTCGTGAGAAGATTGTCGACCGGGGTGGTGACATCGAGCGTCGGAGCCGCAGTAGAGATGATGAAGCTGACGCTAGCCTTGTCGGACACGTTGCCATCATTATCGGTGACTTGGAGCTCGATGGTATTGCTACCATCAGGCAACTTGGTTGCATGGTAAGTGGCAGTCTTAGCTCCGTCAGTGCCATCGGCCCAGGTAAGGGCGCTCGATGCGATGGCGGAACCATTGACCTTGAAGACCACGGTGGAAAGGTTGAGACCAGAGCCACCGGCATCCTTGACAACCAGAACAATATCCTGCGCATCGGAGCCAAGAACCGAACCACTGGTCGGCTTGGTGATCTGAGCAGTGGGCTTGGTCTTCTCAAGAACACGGATCTTCAACTGATTGCCATAAGTGACATCAGAAGAAGTCACAGAAGCAGTGTTACCAGCATTATCTTCAGCATGAATCTCGGCCTTATACACATGATCAGGCTGAGACCATGATGAAGCGGCAGGCGCAGTAACGATGGCCTCATACTTTCCGGTTTCCTTATTGAGAACAGCGGCAATCTTATTGCCATTAAACATCACATATGCAGTTTTAACCGCCATATAACACTCCTTAAGATAATAGTTATGAAGTTGTAATGTTATTACCCTTAGAGTCTGTGATAAAGATGCCAGAAGAATCCTGGATACCATCTATGACCTTAAAAATAATAACGAATTTTGCATTGGCATCGACTACCAATTTATTGGTTATGATATCCGTAATCTTCATTGTACCGAATATCCTTTCACTAACGCCAAGGGCAAGTATCCCCTGGAATTCGCTCAATAGGAAGTTGCGGCAAAAGAGATTCGTCTCCGAAATGGATGGCTTGATGCGTATCAAAGGAAACACAAATAAGATTGTCTGGATCGAGAATCATTTGACGACCTTGATCAATGTCGTCTACAGTCATGGGATTCAAATGGTGGATATAGATTCTCGAATGAAGGTCATAACCTTCGACTCCAAGATCACAGCCATTGTCACGAATGATTATCTGATCACGAATATGTTTCCATTCAGTAGAACGATAGAATCGTTGATTGACGTATCGATTATAACCAAACGTTTCAGCTCCGACTCTCCCGTTAAGTTTAAGATAGTCATAACGCTCTTTGAATGCAGATAGTTGCCTAAGTTCAGAGTAAGACCTATGCCTCATCAGAACCGCCGCCAGAATATGAACGCATAGCATCGATAGCTTTCGCATACAATTCTTCGACATGCTTCGAAGATTGCAGAACTTCGGTCTTTGCTTTGAGAAGTTCATTCTCGTGACGAAGTTTCTCTTTCTCGAGATTCTCTCGAGTGGTTGCAAGCTTCAGGAAGTGCGTAATGACCTGAGATGATGCCGTACCCTCTCGAAGTTGCTTCTCGGCAAGATCAACCGCAAGGCTAATCATCTGATCTTCCCTACCCTCCGGCGTTACAGCCGGTCGAGTGAGCGGTCGAGTGTCCTTTTGAAGTTTCTTCGGTCGAGCCATACGTGATTCACCTCCAAATTAGCTCGAAAGCAAGATCGCCTGGAAATATGACGAGAGTTTGTGATAGAACTTTATGGGTTCACCAGGACTTTACCCAAGATTGAATATGGTTAACGAAAGGAACTCGCTGCACAATCTACGTTCCACCATACTTTCTTGGGCTCTTTGAAAGGAGAGCCTGGGTATCTGAGAAGGATTCATGGGCCACCCGGCTACTTGTTTGCCTGGCGAACCCGTAATGTTCTATCAAAAATTCCCGCCGGGGATTTTTCCAGGCCAATCGTTTACAATGTAAACCATACACAGCTTACAAAAGATGACGCAATCATTTCTGCAGCTTCTTGTACAACAAACTGTCTTGCACCAATGGCTAA